ATGTAATAGTTATGGTTCGTCTAATAGAACATAGTGATACCAAGGAATTATCTTTATCCGCTACTGCAAAACGTCATTACGGTGAAGAAGCTATTCAATATGATATAGATACTAAGAAACAACTTAGATCAAATAAATGGCATAAGGACTTTTCAATGGCTCCTGCTGACTTTTTGGGGGAATATTGTAAAGAAGATGTAAGATTGACCTCTAGGATATATCAAAAAGCCTTAAAACAAATAGAATCAACCCAGCAACAGAAAGTATTTGATCTTGAATGTGAATTAACCCAAGTTTTATTCCAAATGGAAAAAAGAGGTATCTCTGTAGATAACCAATATGCTTTAAAAGTAAGGGATTTATTATTAAACAGGTTAGAAGATGTTCAAGAAGAAATATACAGTCTTGCTGGTTCTGAATTTAATATCTCTAGTCCCGCACAAATAGGAGAAATATTTAAAAATCTAAATATAGAATCACCCATGCAAACGGAAAAGGGTTCGCCTTCTTGGAATGAGGTTGCATTAGCAAGTATTAACCATAGATTAGCAGGGCTTATTAGACAGTACAGAGCTTTAGAAAAGCTAAAGTCTACTTATATAGAGCCATATATAGATACAACCATTATGAGAACCTCATTTTGTAATTGGGGCACATCAACAGGTAGATTATCTTCTAGAGAACCAAACTTACAAAACATTCCACGGAACTATTTTAAACTGGCTACAGAAAAATTAAACGATGAAGATAGGGATGGAATAAGGAATAAAATAGTAGCAATGGTATCTGCAAGAGGTAAGTCCCTACCCAGTGACTTATCTGATGACGTTTTAGAAACATGGGCATTTGTTGGGGATGAATCATTTAATCCAGATGATGCTAAACAAATAGCAATAAGACGTCTTTTTATTCCTAGAGATAATTATTCATTAGTTTCATTTGATTATAGTCAAATGGAAGTTAGGGTTTTTATGTCTTACTTTCGGAATGAAGTTATAGATGAACTACTAAATAAAGACGATGTAGATTTTCATGGGGAAGCAGCTAAGATTGCTTTTGGTATTACAGAAGGAGATAGTGAATTTAAATTTTACAGGCAACTAGCTAAAGGGATAACATTCGCTACAATTTATGGGAGTGGCAATAAATCATTAGCACAGCAATTAAATACCACGCCTCAAGAAGCTGGGAAATATAAGGAAAGATATTTTAAAGGCATGGTTGGCTCTAAGAATTTCTTTGACAGAGTTGTAAACAAGGTTACACAAACTGGTAATATTCACAATAAGTATGGTAGGAAATATAGAATTAATTCACGATTTGCTTATAAGGGAGTTAACTACCTGGTACAAGGTACTAGTGCTGATATCCTAAGTGAAAGAATGATAGAGATATCTAAATTCCTTGAGGATAAAGAATCAAATATTTTACTTCAAGTACATGATGAAATTATTGTAGAAATACATGATTCCGAATTAGAGACTATACCATTTAAAATTAAAGATTTACTAGAACAGAATAGTTTAAACATACCATTGAAGGTTGATATGGAGATATGTACCCCATCGTGGGCTACAAAAAAAGATTTTAAAGAACCTTCTTTAGATGATTATATTGATTGGAGTGTATATGACGAACGATAAATTATCACAATCGCAAATAATATTAAAAGTATTAGAAAGTTCTAGTGAACCAGTACCATCTCATGCAATACAAAAGACTCAAACGCCTTGGGGTTGGCTAGGTACATCAGCAGATCGAGAGGCAAGAAGATTAGCGGAAGAAGGAAAGATATCTAGAGAGAGGGTAGGAAAATATACTTATTACTCTAAACATAAATATGACAATTCAATTGATTGGGGGATATATGGCAACTAAATCATATGAAGAATCTTGCAGGGAAGCCGCATTAGAAATAGCACAGGTTGTAATAAACAAACAACATGATTATGGACATGACAATATATTAGCTTTTAGAGAAAAAGGGTTAGTTGTTAGATTGTGGGATAAGGTAGCAAGGTTAAAAAACCTGATGTGGAAAAACGATTATGAACCAAAGAACGAATCAGTAGTAGATACATTTATAGATATTGGAGGTTATAGTATAATTGCATTAATGTTACATAAAGATACTTTTAAAAACGAATTAGGAAGGAATAAGAAAAATGGCAAAGATAGAGATTAAATTAGGATATACAAAAAAGGTAGGGGATTTTGATTTTTTGAGGGCTGATGTTGGTATAAGTGAGATCGATACAGAAATACCTTTAGAAACTCAATTAGCTCCAGCAAGAGAATATTTAGATGGGCTTTGGGAATTAGCCAAAGATGATATAAATAATCAATATAAGGAACAGCAAGAGGGTATTGGTAAATGAGCTCTGATGATGCCTTAGAAAAAGTATTAAAAAAATATCCAGTAAGTTTTAAAGATACTTCAGGTTTTGAGTTTGATCGTATACCAACAGATATACGTAATTTAGACACCCTACTAGGTGGAGGCATATCTACTAGAAAATTTACGATGTTAACAGGGCAGAGCAATGCTGGCAAATCTTATTTAGCTTTACAGATTGTTAAGGCTTTTCAGAAACGAGATATGCCATGTTTATGGCTAGATGCAGAAGGTAGTTTTGATTTAGAGTGGAGTAAAAAATGTGGAGTTGACGTTGAGAAGCTTGGTAAAAAACGACCAACTACAGGTGAAGAAGCCCTTGATATTGCTAGGGCATATTTAGGGATTGGATTTCTAGTTGTAATTGATTCTTTTGCTGGTTTAGTACCCACAAAAAATTTAGAAGAAGATTTTTCATATACTCCTATGGCTTGGCAAGCTAGATTTTTAAACTCCTCATTACCTAAACTATTTTATGAATTTGAAAAGGGTAATGGCACATTATTAGCTATAAATCAGCTACGTTCATCACTAACCCCAAAACAAGGTGATACATATGTAGGGGGTGAAGGCCAGACATTCTTTGCTCATTTAATATTAAAGGTAATGAGAAAGGGTTGGATACTTGAAAAGAAAAAACGAGTTGGGTTCGACATGGAAGTCACAGTTAAAAAAACAAAAATTGGTGGTGAAAATCAATCAACAATAATTATACCATTTAGTATGAAAGAGGGTATGGATAATATCAGTATAGATATTAGGGAAGGGGAAAATATAGATTTAGTACAAAAGAAAGGTGCTTGGTGGTACTGCACAAAAAAAGATGGTACTGAATTTAAAGCCCTAGGTATAGACAAGTTAAGACAATTTTTTATCGACAATCCAGAAGAGTATAATCATTTCAAGAAAAACTTATATGATACCTAAAGAAGATACACAACAAGAACGCCTAGTAGCGGATTGCTTAATTGATTTGGGTATTAGGTATGCAGATCAACATGAATTTAACCCATATATAGTTGATTTCTATATACGAGATTTAAAGATGGTGATTGAAGCGGATGGCATATATGGCCATTTTAGGGAAAAAGATCGCAAAAGAGATGCTGATTTATTAGAGTATGACGAAGTGGAGCACGTAGTACATATTAAAGAAACCACGAAAACTAAAATAAAGGAAGCAATATGGCAGGCATTAAGAAAACTGGACGAGGAAGATTAGTAAAGCAAGATATCTGGTTAAATGAACTAATAGACGATTATTTGCATGGAACAATGACGCCACCTCGTAGTGGCGTTTTTCATCCTTCTACACTAAGCAATACTTGCGATAGAGCTGTCTGGTTAACATTTCATGGCAAAATGCCTAGCACTCCCTTAGAACCCACTTTAAATAGAATATTTCAAAATGGAAATTACTTAGAAAATCGTGTTGAATCATGGTTTCAGAATTTAGGTATTATACTAGCCAGAGAAATGCCTGTTAAACTTGATAACCCAGTTATGTCAGGACGTATCGATTTTGTTATCAAACATGAAGAGTATGGAAGAATACCTGTTGAGTTAAAAAGTATTAACACAACAGGATTTGGTAAATTAAAAGGTCCTAAAGAGGATCATCAACTACAACTTCAAATGTATTTAAACATGGCTGATCCAAAATTTGATATTGGAACTGTTTTATACGAAAATAAGAATGATCAAAAAATTAAATCATTTTTAGTTGAACGAGATGACAAGCAATGGGATGATATATTAACTAGATGTTTTACTATACAAGAAATGAAAGAAGCTCCAATAAAATGTACTGGAGCTCCATGGTGTGCTTGTAAAAATGTAATAATAGAAGGAGAAAGTTATGAATTCTGAAAAATGGAATCCTCATAAAGCAATAGAATTAGCAGATCAAAATTTAAAATTGTTTGGTCCTCCTGAGTTTAAAGCTACATTAGATGAAAATGTAACCGAAGATTTACCATATGATGAAATAAGAAGTTTTGATAATGGTCAATTAGAGGCATTGTTTGTCATTTATGGAGGATATAAAGCTTATTTAGAAACTAAACTCAGTGATGATGAGGCTTTATTAGGTGCTTTAGAGTCTACTCATACCGAAGCGTGTAATATAGCTATACATAAAATTGCTCGAGAATATGATAATAAAGGTAAAAAAAAGCCGACAAAAGAAGAATTAAGAGGGGAGATGTATTTAACGTATCCTGAATTAAGAAATAAGCAACAAGAAATAATAACTGTACGAATACGAGTAAAAAAGATATCTGGTAGGCTGGCTACTTATTCCTCAAACTACAATACACTTTCTAGGGTAATAACATTAAGAAATGTTGGTAGGCATTTATGAATTATTTAGGTTTAGATTGTTCTAGCCTTGCTGTCCATGGTGTGATAATAGATGATGATGAAAAAATTATTTCAATGCATAAATGGGGAAGCAAGAATAAAGATTTTAGTCAAAGATTCCCAGAAATAACATTAGATTTTTTTGATGAACTTAGTAGAATAAATAATATAGATAAATCTTCTATTGAAGCAGCGATTTTTATTCAAAATCCAAAGACGACTATCGCAATCGCCCATGTAGTTGGTGCTGTATGGTTATCTTTATTATGGAAGGGTATCGAAACAAATAGGATAGAAAATACTAAGTGGAAGAAAATAATTTTAAATAAAGGCAACGCATCAAAAGACGACATAAAACAATTTTCAATAGACAAATGGGGAGATATATTCCCTGAACAAGATTATGCTGATGCGGCTTGCATCGCATTATATAGCAAAAGGAGAGAAACATAATGGCTTTAGGTGAAGGCGGTTTAAAAAGGGTAAGACCAGAAATTCAGATTCACTTTAATAGTGATAAAGAAGAAGTAAAGAGGGAATATAAGGATAAATTTACCAAAGAACTCCCAACTTTCGAGGATGTAAAGAAGAAGTATGGGGCTGTTGTTTGGTGTAAATATATAGATTGTAAATATAATCAGGAGATAAAGGGATTGCAGAGAACATCTGGTACATTACTTAAAAGTAGAACATGGAAGCCTATTGTAGAACAAGAAGCAATTTGGCCCGCAATTTGTACAAGAGATGAAATTGCAATTAAGTTTGATGAAACTTATATAGGATCAGGTAAATTTAAAATAAAAGTCCCTAGTTGTTTTACAGCTAGCACTAAGAAAACTGGTCATATTGATTTTTCACAATTCTTACAAGGTGATGGCACTCCACTTGGAGGGAATATAGATTCTCAACACGTATCTGATGCAGGATATGGTGTTCATGATTCAGGTTCAATATACGAGGGTTAATTAATGCCAAAAAAGTTTCCTGAATCAGTAAAATTAGAGGCTATGAGGTTATTTGTAGCTGGCGATAAAACAGCTAAAGAAATAGCTGAAATTGTTTCAAAGGATAATGATACAGAAGTAAAGCCTGTGACTATATATGCATGGGCTAAACAGTTTGACTGGGAAAGCCAAAGAAATGTCGCTAGGACAGAGAACCAAGAAAAGCTAGTAGAAACAGAAGGACAACGCTTTACAAGGCTTCAAAAGGAGCAATTAGAAAGCTACACATCACTAGCTAGTAAAGCTTATAAAGAATTAGATGGATTACATTTCGATAGGGCTTTTGATGCCGTGAAGGCGGTTGATATTGGAATAAAAGGTCAAAGAGATGTGATGTCTGGGTTGATTAATTTACAGTTCGTTCAAGAGGTTCTAGGTATCTTAGTTGAAGAGATTCAAGATCAAGATACATTAAATAAAATAGCTTTAAAATTAAAGGCATTGGTACAAACAGAAGGGGAAACTAAATAACGTGGCTGAAGAAGTAATAACAGTTGAAGGTGCTTTTAATTTATTATCAAATGGACTAAAAAATCAAGATAAATACAGAGTAGGATCATTTAGAGAATTCCTAGAAGATATTTGGAGTCAAGGTTTTGACAATCCAGAATACTTTAAAGCTTATCACGCTAGTTTATTAGCAGAAGATATTGAGGAATGTATTGAAACAGGCATGAATTATGTTGCTGTTTTACCACGATTCCATTTTAAATCTACAATATTAGGTCATGCATTTAGCGTTTGGAGATTATTAAAAGCTCCCAGAGATTGTGCTATTCTTTATCTTAGTTATAGTGATGGTATGGCAAAATACCATATATCTGAAATTAATAAAGAAATAGGCAGAAATCCAGTTTTAAGTGAACTACTAGTTAATAGAAATCCCAAAGCTGATTTTTCAGCTAGGTATTATCTTAACAACAAACCAATGGATATTATGCATGGTGGATTGTTTTCTTTCAAAAGAGGTATGCACGTCAATGGAGCTTTAATTGCTGATGACGTATTACGTGATCCAGAGAACCCATTAAATATTGGACAGGTTACAAAGGTGGAAGACCACTTTATGACGGAATCATTATTCATTCCACTTAAAGGAACCCCTACTATCGTACTTGGAACTCCTATGATGCCTGGAGATTTATTAGCAAAACTACAAGAGGATGATAGATTTAAACATAGGGTTTTACCTGCTTTAGACCCTGTTCCAGGCAGAAGGGTTTTAATGCCTGAATTATATAGTGAGGAATGGTTATTACAACAACAAAGAGCAAGACCTAAGTCATTTGCTTCTGAGTTTATGTTAATTCCTCATTTTGCAACTGAAGCATATTTTAACGCTGAAGATATAACTAAGTGCGAGGATGAAAAATTAAGATCAGCACCAGCTACTAAGCCATTTCCAATAGAACCAGGAGATCAGATATTTGGTGGCTTTGATGTTGGTAAAAAACGACACCCTTCTCATTTAGTATTATTTAGAAAACGTGGGGAAAAAGTTGAACAGATACACCAGTCATTTTTAGAGGGTTGGAGTTATTCTGATCAAATAGAATATTTAAATGAGATTGCAGATAATTTTAATTTAACTACAGGATATGTAGATAATACCAGAGGCGAATTAGAAGATAGAGGATTAGACACTAGGTGGCTTGCAAAAATATTTAGTAAAAAATCAAAGAACACTATGGCAGCTATATTTGAAAAGTTTGTTCATAGTGGACAATTAGGTTTAATAAAAGACGAAAGACAGAAACACCAAATTTTATCAGTTAGCAATGAGTTAAAAGCTCCTGATACCCCTATGGGTCATGGAGATGCTTTTTTCTCAATAGCAATGGCATTAGAGGCGGCACACGAAACCGCATATAAGTTTGTAGGATTGGGGTCAGTATCAGACTGGATAGACGCAGTTTCTCCAGATGAAACACCAGCTGGCAGACAGGAAAAGTTAGAAGGTACAGGTTTTAAAAACCTTAATAAATCAACCCCTTCAGAACATTTACAGATGGAACCAGTAAATGCGAAACAAATAATGACTTCTGCACCTAATCCAAAATGCGAAGAAATAGTTTGTAGTCCCAGCTTTTGGGTGGAGGAGCGAGGGTTGTGTTTATTCTGTGGAATAAGAAAATAATAAAATATTGAATCCAAACGGAGGTTAAAGGATGACAAGCGTGGCTACAACTACAAATTTACAACTATCTGAACAAGCAGAAACGATACTTAAACATAGGTATTTTTTAAAGAATACTAATGGAGATTCAGTAGAAAATAGCTCTACGCTGTTTAGAAGGGTCGCAAGAGCAATTGCTGGAGTAGAATTAGAATTTCTCACATTACCTGTTGAAATCGAATTATTAGAAAATGATTTCTATGAGATGATGAGTAGTCTTGAATTCATACCCAATTCCCCTACCCTTATGAACGCTGGTACAGAACAAGGTACTTTAAGTGCTTGTTTTGTATTACCTTTAGAAGATTCAATGGAGGGGATAATGAAAGCCTCCACAGACGCAGCAATGGTACAGAAGTTTGGCGGTGGTACTGGTTTCTCCCTATCTAAGATACGTGCTAAAGGCACAAAGATAAAATCAACACATGGTATTGCTTGTGGACCAATAGAAGTCTTAAAAACGCTTTCTAGGGTGTCCTCAATGATTACGCAAGGTGGTAAGAGAGATGGTGCTAATATGGCAGTAATGTCTATTTACCATCCTGACATATTAGAATTTATACGTTGTAAAACTATTGAAGGTGATATTCATAATTTTAATATTAGTGTTGGCGTGGATAGTGATTGGATGAAGGCGGTTAAAAGTAACGCTAACTATAATTTAATTAATCCACATGATAACACCATAGCAGGTCAATTAAATGCTAGAGATGTATTTAATACCATCGTAGAGGGTGCATGGAAAAATGGCGAACCAGGAATGATATTCCTTGATCAAGTTAATACGGACAATCATGTTTCAGAACAATATGGTAATATGATTGCTACTAATCCATGTGGTGAACAACCATTACTAGGAAATGAATCTTGTAATTTAGGTTCTATTAATTTAGCAAAGTTTTATAGAAATAAAGATATTCAATTTGCAGAAGAACCTTGGAAGGCACAAATAGATTGGGAACGCCTAGAAAAGGTTACTCGTCTGTCTACTAGATTTTTAGATAATGTAATTGATGCCAATTATTATGCTACTCCAGAAATAGAAGAAATGACTAAGGCTACTCGCAAGATTGGTCTTGGAGTTATGGGATTTGCTGATTTATTAATTCAATTAAGAATAGCTTATAACTCAGAAGATGCAAGAATAATTGGTGAAGAAGTTATTTCAAGAATTAAAGAATGGTCTGATGACGAATCATTAGAACTAGCTATACAAAGAGGAACTTTTCCTGCTTGGGAGAAAAGTACATTTAATAAAGAGCTAGAACAATATAGGAATCATTGTAGATTAACTGTAGCTCCTACTGGTACTATCTCAATGCTAGCTGATACTTCTAGCGGTATAGAACCAACATTTGCATTAGCTTGGAAGAAGCAGAATATATTAGAGGGTAAGTCTTTTAATTATGTTAATAGTTATTTTGAGAATGACGCAAAAGAGTATGGCTTTTATTCAGAGGGTCTTATGGATTATCTAGCCTCTGGTGGTTCATTACAGAATTCACCTTATGAGTTACCAGATTGGGTTAAAAATCTATATATAACAGCACCTGAAATATCTCCAGAAGATCATGTATTAATGCAAGCAGCATTTCAAAAGCACGTAGATAGTGGTATATCAAAGACTATTAACTTTGCTAATGAAGCTACTATTCAAGATGTAGAGAACGCTTATTTACTAGCGTGGCAAACTAAGTGCAAGGGTATAACAGTTTACAGGGCTGGTAGTCGTGAAACAGAAGTGCTAGTAAAAGGTACAGAAGAGGGTCATCAAATGCAATTAGCTGACAAAGCAATGGCGGGCATAGATGAAACTGAAGATATTGTTTATTTACAAACTAATTCAGAAAATTGTTGTAATAATCCATACATAGTTATGGAGTCAGGATGTGAGTCCTGTAAGTCATGTGGTTGGTCTGCTTGTACAATTTCATAAAAAAGTATGTTTTAGTTAGTATAATGTTATAAGGAAAGCGTAAGTTTAAAGAATAGGAGAGTTTTTTATGGCTATAGGTAATATGTTAGCAGCAAATGAGGCACGATATGTAGCTGTGCAAGATGAAACTCAGGTTTGGCGAATATTGGATACATGGCATGATGATATAAAAACCATGGACCCAGATTCAGATATACCTGACGAAAGTCCAGCAGTGAGTGTTTTAACAGATGGGCAAGTGGTAGCACTTATAAAAGAAGCTGGAAGGCTTGGTATTTTACAAAATGCTACATTTGGTACAGGGGAAGCCGCTTTAGAGGCTACTATACTAGATAAAGATCAGGAAATTTTAGATTTAAAAGAGGAACTTGTAAAACTACAAGAGGACAATTCTAAAATAATAAATGAAACTACACATTCTGAATCATATGTTTTAAAAGAAAAAGCAATGACATCTGAATCAGAATTAAAACAAAAAGCAATGGAGAATATCTTGAAGCTAGTTAGCATACAGGATTTATCTAATTTAGGTAAGGAATAAACTAAATGAAGTTATCTGAATATATGCCAGAAGTTCCTGCATTAGCTCAACAGATGTCTGACCTCAATAAACAAATTGGTATGTTAGGTATGATGAAGGGCTCAGGTGAAACAGCAAACGCACCCACTATTGGAGTAGATCACATTGTCAATACTTGGGTACGCCATCAGATGGCATATCGTCAACAATTGATCCAAGACCTTCAAACTGTAGCAATGTCAGTAGAAGAAATAAGAGGTCCTTTATCTCACATTACTGGAGAGGTATTCAGAAGAGGATTAGAAATTGCCCCTAAAGTAGAAAATCCTGATAAAGAACAACGCAAAAGGCTTGAAAAATGGCTTAGTGATTGTAATGTATTTGATCAGAGTATGGAAGAAGTACTCAGGCAATTTCATTTTGATGTAAATAGTTTGGATGATGGATTCCTATATCTAGCTAAAGAATATAAGGATTTAGGTAATGGTAAGGTTTCTTCAAGGTTACAAGAAATAAGAAGATTAAACCCAGCACTAGTCGAATTTGACTTAGATACGGCTGGTTTACCTAAAAACTCTCACTTTATTTGCCCTATTCACAGAGAGCAGGTAGAGGATATACCAGGGACTTGCGAAAAGGATGATTGTGACCTTAAATTGATACCTGCTATGTATAAATACTATCATCGCAATCAACATATATATTTAACAGATGCAGAGGTTATACATTTAAGCAAATTTAGTCCTACAGAAACATATGGTTGGAGTCCGATACTAACTATATTTGAAAAGGCTCTAACACTTACAGGTATGGATAAAAACTTATATAGGTATTTCTTTGAAAGAAAAACTCCTGCAAGTATGTTAATGGTAACTACTGATGACCCTGAGTCATTACGTAGAGAAAGAGAACATATCGCAGCTCAAACACGATTAGACCCTAACTATATACCAATGGTAGCTGTATCTGCTAGAAACCAAAGAGGTAGAGTTGATATGGTTAGGTTATTCCACACACTACAAGAGATGGACTACCTACCAGTTAAAGATGAAATTCGAGAAAGGGTTGCAGCTATGTGGGGCGTTACTCCAGCATGGCAGGGAGCTCCAGATGCTTTTGGTGGTATGTCTAGTCAAACACAGCAGTTAGTGGTCATGAGCAGAGTCGTTGAGGGTGACCAGCGTTTATTTACGGAGAAGGTCTTTCCACAACTATTAAAGGCGTTTAATGTTACTGATTATGCAATAGCATTACCACAACCAGAGGAGAAGGCTGAAAATACACGTCTATCATTTGCACAGCAGAAGATTCAAATTGTAAATCAATTTGCTCAGCTTGGTTTTGACATTAAATTAAAAGAACAAGATGTCCCAATTTGGGACGCTGACTTTATTGTTAGTGGGGAACCTGTAGAAAAAGCTAAAATGGAGGCTGAAAAATCAGCTTTAGATTTAGAGCAAACTAAAAAGCAAATGGAAATGGAGGAGGATCAACAGGAAGCTGATCTATTTTTAGGCGATGAAGAACTTCAATTATCTATTCCAAAACATAAAAGGAAGTTTAAAGGTAGAACTGGTGGGGTAACACCTAACTGGGCTGACAAACATCCTGACGAGGAGCGAGATATAGATGAATATGCAGAAGCTAGAGCTAATAAAAACGAATTAACATTATCTAAATCTTGGATTGAATCATTAAATGAAAAAGGATTTAGTAGTCCAGTAATAAAAGAAGTTAGTGAAGATTTATCTAAAATGTGGTTTGTACAAAACAATACAGATTATGTAGCAGAATTATCTCCATCTGGAGTAACACATATAGAGAAAGCTAAATTTACTAATAGGATTACCAAAAGAAAAACTATAACTAAGAAAGAAGATAAATCCACAGTTTCAGACGAAACAGAAAACTAGGAATTATTATGACTGATATTAAAAAAGAAAATGGTGATGGCGGAGGTTTTGGAGATGGTGGAGGAACTGTTTTTACATCAACCGACGCAGGGATATTTACCCCAACACATGGCGGGGGTAAAAAGAAAAAGAAAAAAGACAAAACCAGCGGTATACATAGACT